CTACTATATCAGATGTTTTTGTGTAAGGAGAACCCGAATCACTTTGTTGTGAATATAATTGTAAACCTGCTGTTGCTGTATATGTTTTTTCACTTGTCCCTCCACCAGAATATATTTTAACTATTCCAGAACTATCTATACGCATAGCTTCTGCATTATTTGGTTCAAAAGTTATTCCACTTGCAGTCATAGTTTGTAACCTCAATAAACTTAAAGCATCATTCATTGCAATAGCACCTGTTCTAACACTACTACTATTTTCAAAGTTTAACATTGAACCATTAGTCAAACCTTTTAATTCTAAAACTCGCCAATCTGCAAAATCACTTGGTGCTTGACCTATTCCTACATTTCCTGCAGAAGATATACGCATTCTTTCTGTAAGTGTTCCACCTGTTGCAGTTTGAAATGCTAATTCTCCACCTAAAGGACTTGCAGTAGTAATATCTCCAATTATTTTAGCATATATATTTCCTTTTGTTGCATAAGAAAATCCAATTTCTGTGTCTCCTGATGAAAATACTTCTAAAGCATTACTCGAATCTTTACCTACAATTACTTTACCTGCAAAAGTTGAGTTTCCTGAACTGTCTATGGTTAATCTTGGTGTATTATTTGTAGCTAAAATTACATTTGTAGCACCAGTTGTATTTCCAGCAACATAATCAGTAGCTGAACCACCACTAATAATAGCTGCAGCACTACCATTGTAAGCAAATAAAGTTCCATCATTTTTCCAAGCCTGAAAGGTTGATGTTCCTGCTGCAACACTACCATTAATTGTTAAATAGTTATTAATTGCAACATTTCCTGCAAAAGTTGCACCACCACTATGTGCTAAGGTTAAAGCAGTTAAAGCGTTACCTGTTGCAAAAACTAAATTAGAAGAACTGCCTGTTGCTGTATTATAAATATAACTCCAATTATTATTAGAGCCATTAACATCATTTCTAAAAGATATTCCTTTTCCTGGTAAATTTAATGCTCTAGTTGTTGTATATAATCCTGTTGCTCCTATTCCCACATTTCCTGCAAAGGTTGAGTTTCCTGAACTGTCTATGGTAAGTTTTGGTACATTACTTATATAAAAATTATGAGCAGTACTTCCTGCAGAATACATTGTATTTTGTGAGCCATCTAATAAATAAGCTGTGTTACCAGAAGATGTTTGTATATATAAAGAATTGTCTGACGACCTATTAGTTATAGCTGCTACTCCTGCACTTGGCAAAGCAACTGCTCCTAATTGTAAATAACCTGCTGTTGTAGTTAAATCTCCTGCAACTACTGTATCTCCACTTGTAGCATTTACTGTGAACTTGTCTGTATTGATTGCTAAATCGCCAGGAAAAGCTACGTTTCCAGTTGTAGCGTTAGCTGTAAATTTATTAGTATTTACTGCAAAGTTTCCAGTACTAGACAAACCTAAAGTAGTAGAAGCTGAGCCTGTAATAGTTAAAGCAGTTCCAACTTGAGAAACTATAGAGTCCCCTATAGTTGTAGCAGTAGCAAATACTGGTAAGTGTCCTGGACTACCTTGTCCATCTACTTGTGAATGGTCTAATTTCGACCAACGATTATCAGCGTCAGCTATAACCCAGTCTCCAATAGACCAATCAGTAGTTCCATTTAAATTAGTATTTCCTGCGTAGTTTACTACGTAATAATTTCCTTGTGCAATAAAAGGGCTGGCATCTATTGTATAGGCTTCACCAGTTAGCATAATATTTGTATCTAAAGTTAATTGAGTATTACTATCAATAACAGTTACTAAAGCTGTAGTGCCATCTACTTGGTTAATTACTTTATTTCCTATACTTACTGTAGAGTTAAAGTTTTGGCTTGAGTCTATAAGTTTAAAAGCAGTTGTAGCTCCGTCTGTAGTTCCTGACTCTACTTCGCCTCCTCCACTTATTAAAGTAGGTGTGTTTGTATCTGCGTCCCAACTTCCTTTAAATATTAATCCATTAGAAATAGAACTAACTTGAGATTGTAGTTTACCAAAGGCTTCTAATATTGAATCTGAGGCTTGTATATTTCCTGCAGCAGGTGTAGGAAGACCAGTTAATACTTTTCCTATTACAGCAGAGTTAGTTAAAGTTACAGCTCCACTTACTGCCGAAGACCCATCTACATTTGAAAGAGTACCAGTAGCTTCCCCACTTACACTAAGATTTCTTGCAGTTTGCCATTTAGTAGCAGTATCTGCATTTCCTGTAAGGTCTCCAGTTACATTTCCTTGTAGGTTTCTATGAATTGTAGAGGGTAAACTAAACGTAGCAGTTTGACCACTTACTGCAGTAGTTACTTGGTTTGTAGTCCCTGAAAGAGTTAACGTTTGAGTATTTAAATTAACATCACCAGTACCAGAGTCTCCAGCTATATCCAGATCACTTGCAGCATCTAATACATCTACATACGCAGTCGTAGCTAATTTTGTTGAATTGTCTCCAGCACTTTGAGTAGTAGCTACAGAATTATTAGGCATTGTAACTCCAGTAGAAAGTAAAGAAATTTGTAACCCTTGGTTTGAAGCTGCAGTTGTTATTTGATTGGTAGTACCAGTTACAGCAAAAGTTTGCGTGTTTAAGTTTACGTCTCCAGTTCCAGTAGTTCCACTAAAGTCTAAATCACTCGCTGCGTCTAAAGTGTCAACGTAGGCAGTTGTAGCCACCTTAGTTGAATTATCACCAGCAGATTGAGTAGTTGCTGTAGTAGCAGTATTAATTGTTCCGTTAAGGTCTCCTGAGAAAGTAGCACCAGTATAAGTTCCACTTATAGTAACGCTATTTGGTAAACCTATTTGTAATTGTTGACCACTTGCGGTAGTTTCAATTTCGTTAGTCGTTCCTACAATAGCAAAAACTTGAGAGTCTAAGTCAACTGCACTTTGAGTAGTTCCATCTGAAAAATCTAAATCTTGACTAGTGACGTGAGTATCGACATAATCTTTTACTGCTGCCGAAGTAGGAAGGGAAGTGTCATTATCATTATTAGATATGCCGTCTGCCTCATTAACAAGTTTATTGATAGTTACTGCAGTAGAAGTGCCTTTAAAATTAGCAAATTCTAACGTTCCAGTAGACTTGAGGTCTCCGCCTGTGTTTAAATATACACCTGAATTATTCCCTAACCCATCCGACATTTGTTTTAAAGCTGCAGTTAAAACGTCATTATCTGAAGTTTTAAATAAACTTTTATACGTTAAACTTATTTTATTTCCTGTTAGTGTACTCATTTTTTATTTTTTTTAGATAAACTAATAACTTTTTAAAGTTTGTTTTTTTTATATTATATTCTTTTTTCATAATACCCATCCTACCCAATTAGCTTCAGTATCAGGGTACATATCGTCATTACTATTCGAGTAGTACTTTGGAAACTTTGTCGAAGCGTTAAAATTCATATAGTCTATAAACCTTCTAGTATAGAAATCTGCAAAGTCTCTATATTTTTGTACTAGAAAATCAATCTCATCTTTTGTGGGTAAGTCAGCGTTTTCGGAACGATGCCTATACGTGCCTCCTTGTTTTGTAGCGTAATTTGAGAAAGGAAGGAAATCTACCATACTAAACATTATTAACATTGGCTGCACGTATTCGTTAACTAAATAAAAATAGTCAGGATTTGCTGCGTGTGTCAAAGTTCCATTAGTAATCATTTCTGAAATTTGATTGTATAGATCTGTACCTAGATAATTTTGGATGTGCATTTGTTGTGCAATCTTGACAAAAGGTAAAAGCAAATCTGCGTCTACTGACCCATCAATTATTGAGTTTCTTACTAAGTCTGTTCTCGATATAAATAATGCTGTAGCCATATCTTTATTTTCTATAATTTGGGTCTAAGCTCCACCAATCATTTTTAGGTTGAGCCACTTGAGCAACTTCTGGGACATTAGTTTCTATTTGTGCTTCCTTTTTTAAACTAGGGTCTAAAGCTGCGATTTTACGTCTAGCCTCTGCTACTGTAATTCTCTTGTTGTTTTTTCTTAAATACGTTCTACGTTCCCAA